CGTATCGCTTTGGAAGATTTTCTCTTTTTTGTGTTTTCAAATACCTAGAAGCAAAGTGAGTAAAAACAAAACGCCCCTTTTCGTCTTGTAATCCAGTCCAGCGATATGTTACGGCCCAATAAACCGCAACAGTGCTTGTAACGTATATGGCCGGAAGTGTAATGAATTTCCTGTGTAAATCGTCATCATCAAACACGGTTATGGCGTATTCCCAATCGTGAAATTCGCCCCTTTGAAATATTGCTCTTTTCGTTTTTCCGTCTTTCATTTGCTATTCTGCTCCGAAATAGCGTGTAGGATTTGGTCAACGCGGGAATCCCAGCCCGCGACCGTTTCGCCAACGATGGCGACGAGTTCGGCTTCGTCTTTTGCATTTCCGGCCGCGTCAAGTAATGCTGCCTTGCTCGCCTCAGTGTACTCCGTTGCGATCGCCTCTGCTGCAATTTCGCTTCGATCATCTAACAGCGGTCGAATCGCTTCCGAAATTGTCGAGGTGAACCGGGCATAAAACCCATCGACCCAACCGACAAAGTTTTTCGACTTGCAGCCTTTAATAACTCGATTCTTTTCGACCGACTGAACCCGCGAGATGACTACACGCATCGCCCTGGCTCCGGTGTCGCTTTCGTCCATGTCGTCTTCCGGGTCGTCGTTTTCGTCAATCTGATCGCCAGTGCCAGGAGTGATAGCCGGATTCGCGTAGACGTCGCCGCCTTCGTATGGGTTCAAATCAAGCAGTTCGCGGGCCTCGTTTGGCGAGTAGATCCGGGCGTTAATACCGGTCGAAAGGCTGTTGATCGTTGTCGAGTAGTCAGTACGCAACAAAGCCCGGTCATGGAATTTGAAGTAAAGCACATCCGCCGCTTGTTCGCGTTCGGTTAGCAGCTTGCGGTCTAGCTCTTCCTCCCAGGTTTTGAGCCACTTGGCCAAGCAGTTTGAAAGATAGGCCAACGTTCGCTGCTCAATGCCATTGTACGATGTCGAGTCGTCGCCAAGAATCGTTTCGATTGAGAACCACAACGCGACGTCTTCGCGGCTAAACTGCCGACTGTCGTTTATCTCGGCGTCTCGGCTGTTCATTGACACGACGTTTGCTTTTATGCCTTCGCGGAGCAAGCCGATATTGCCGTTCTGATCTGGTCCGCCGTGTTGCTTGCGGAATCCTTCGAGAAACTCACGGGCCTGCTTTTCGTCGCGGAACATATTGGCTGGTGCCTCAAGCAGCATCGACGATCGAAAACCTTTGTCAAAGCCGCTTTTCATTAGCTTATCGGCCGCGATACCGATCGCCCAATTATCGTTTGCGATCTTCCACAAACTGAACCCGGCAAACCCGTCAAACCCAAGCCCAGGAAAATGGCACATCTCGCTGTCGGCGATTACCATTAGACCGCCGCTGCCGGGAATGTCCGGATCTCCCTGCATGTCGACGTCTCGATACTTGCGAATCGGTTCGTCTTTGTGCGAATCGTAAAGATACCACTTTTCACCTTTCCACATGACGATCGCCATTTTGGCGGAGTCAAGCGGTAGCAAGTCGAGAATGCGAGAGTTCGCCGTAGTGCCTGCCCTGCGGATCCATGCGAAACCATTGCCGTACATAAGGCAGTTCGCTTGTAGGCTCTGCTTGAACTGCATCGGCGTTTGATAGTAATTCGGCCGCTTCTTGCAAAGCATGTAGCGGTAATCGTCGGTCGCCCGTTCTGCACCGCGTTCTAATCCTCGATGAAGCACTAGCGGAAGCTGTCCCATGTGTCCGCTGATCTTGTTGACTGCGTACCACACTGGGGCGTAGCTCATCGCCTTGACTGGCGACACTATTTTTTTATTCTCATCGTTGACTAAAGCATCAAACCAACCGTTGAAGATTCGGCCGATGTTAAGCAGTCCTGCCATCTCTTTTCCTTAGCTAATGAACATCGAACCGTGAGCCCGTGCCCGTGTGCTCATGCAAGCACGAAACGCCATCACCACCGCTACAACCGGGTCAATCTTGTCGCGGCTATTTGATTTATCAAACATCCACCTATCGGCCCGATCCCTGACAATAACCGCATTTTGCACGCAATATCTTAGCAGAGAATCCGATCCGCTGTGCGAGAATCGGCCTTCGGTGATCGCCTGCAAAAATGCCCGAATTGATTCATTAAAATGCAAGTAATTTTGAGGCATTCGGATGGGCTTCAAGCCTTCCTGTTCAAGATGTCCCGCAATGACGTTTGCTTGATACGGGTCGAATGCAATTTCGGATATGCTCCACTCTTCGCATTCTTTAATAAGGTCATCGCGGAGTGAGTCTAGGGCGTACTTGCCAACGTCTATAAGTCCCTGCGATATAAACGACGCGAACGGCTGTAGCGACAAGTCTCGGCGAGTATCGGAGAACATATAAGATCGTTGTTTGCACTCATAGCGATAGATTGGCCGCTCGTCTTCATCTTCGCCAGCCCGAAACCGTGCGACCACCGCCCAGGATGCCAAGTCGTCGCGGCCTCCAAGGTCAAACCCCGCTGCGATTGCGTCAGCGTCTTCCCAGTCCGATAGGCCGGTACCAAGTTCATCCCATCGGCGAACGTCAATCGCGTGCTCTGTTGAAGATGTCATGCGGTTACAGTGATACCGCAAGAAACGATTCTTGGCCGTTTGCTTGGCTTTCGCCTCTGCTGCTTGTTCGCGTAGGTAATCAAGCTTGACCGATTGACCTAAGCCTGGATTAGCCTTTATCCAGGTCGATTCGTCGAACGGGTCGTCATCGTCGTCAAGCTCTGCGACATACGCAAACAATTGCGGGTCGGTTGCTTGCTGCTCTAAAATTAACTTGCAGTAGCCAACCTCGTCTTTCCATAGCTCTGATTTGTCGTCTCCTGCGGTCGTGATCGTGCAAAGTAGCGGCTGTCGCCTTGCACCGGATCCGGTCCGCATTGTGTCGTAGAATTTTCGGTGACGCTCTACCCACGCATGAAGCTCGTCAAGAAAAATTGCGTGAGGATTCAGTCCGTCATAGGGCTTATCGCTGCCAAGCGGCCTAATAAGGCTATGAGTAGCAGGAAATTGAATCACACTAACCCGACTATCAGCGTGCTTGCTTAGCGTCTGCGAAGCCGCGATCATTTGCTTGGCATCGGTAAACAAAATCGCCGCTTGCTCTCGCTTGGTCGCTCCGATGTAAACTTCCGCCGCGGCCTCTCCGTCGAAGAATGCAAACAGGATCGCCAACCCAGCGGCCCAGGTCGTCTTCCCGTTCTTGCGTGCGACGGAAACAAAAGCACGGCGGAATCTGCGGAAGTTGGTTTGCTTATGCTTCCATCCAATCAGGTTAGCGGTGACAAACTTTTGGAAGTCGCAAAGCTCGATCGGCTGACCTGCCCATTCGCCCTTGTAGTGCCGAAAGATAAGCGGAAAAATCAAGCAAGCATTCTCAGCTTGGTCCCAGTCAAAATAATAATCTCCCGGCTCGGCCAAGTCGCGCAAAAACCGCTCGCAAGCTAGGCGGACCCACTTGCCGGCGGTAATCTTGCCACTGACGACGCCTTCGGCATAAGCCATAACGTCGCCGCGAACGTCAACCGGTTGCTGCGTCAATCTTTTTCGTTTGCATCCTTTTGAGCATTTCTAAAACTGGGTCTGCGTCCTCTTCGGTCTTTCCTGTTCGAACCCGCGATCGTGCGGCCGGCGTCAATCCAAACTCAATGCAGATTTTAAGGATCTTATCGGTTAGGGCGTCCCACTCTTTTTGCGCAGGGTGAACCGACGGCACTCCTTTTTCGTTTTGGATGATCAATCCTTCCTCGTTGACAATTCGCCAGCATTCATCGGCACGCGAACAAGCTTTCGCGTATTGAGTCATCTGCTTTTGGTACGAGGGAGATAGCGTTCCCATGCCGCTCAAAATTTCGGCAACTTCGTCCCATGCTCTATCGGCCGCCGGATCATCAGCAACTTCGTGCGGCTTGACCGGGCAGCCGGCCAGCGGTTTGGCCGCGTCGGTGATGCGTCGCTGCGGGTTCTTGTCGTAAGCCCCAAGCCGCTCTAGCTCTTCGGGTGGCTTTCTAGGTCGTGCCATTTGCTGCCCTTTGCAATAGGTAACGCGAGCGGATCATTTCACGTTCGATAATCTGCCGGATCTCTGCGGCGGACGCTTTTGGGGTCATTTTGGGGCCATCCAGCGGCCTAAAATCGGGCAAAATAGGGCAAGCTTCGTTTTGTGGATGCAAAAGTCGGGATCACCCGTGCGGACGAACGCGG